GGTCATGCTTGCGCCACTCCGCGCTCCGCTTCTATTTGCATGTATAAATCACGACCTTTCGGCACTTTTAAAACTCGAATATTAAACTCGGAACCTTCCCACACTAGCCGGTCACCTTCTTTTATATCAACCGGGCTGCGTACAACGAACAAGTACCGCGCTTCTGCGTTAACTCGTTCGTAATCTGTGACTTCTCGACCTGATAACGGCCTAACGTGCGCCCATATATCGAACTTATCAGACCATGCAACCGAATTGCCGCCGATACCGTCAGGCGTATTAACCTGCTCTTGTACGGTTATGTATTGGTCTAGTTCGCCAGGTCTAAACATCTATATACCCATATTTTCACGATATTGGGCCAATAGTGTATTCACCGCTGGATTATCGGCCACTGATGCGCCTATTACCGTTTCTGTGCGTAGTTCATACATATCAGTTAGCAACATAAGCATAGCGTGCTTTGCGCCGTTAAACTCCGCTGGTGCTGCCGTTGTTACAGTAACGTTAAAATCAACCGCTATCGGCCAAACTGTAACCGGGTATAGCTTCTTAGTGTCAGCATTGAATATGTAATCTGCTGAATCTATAACGACTGTATCACCTACCGTGTCAGTATAAGAAACTTCGTCAACTGATGTTAAGTTGGAATATGGCAGCTCAATAGCCCCCGCAATTCCTGAGTAATAAGGTAGTGAATCAAAATAGACAATTTTAACCGATTGGATAGTAAAGAAACGATTACAAAACTGCTCCGAACGATCACGCGCAACCGATATTAGGCTGGTAATGTAATCATCGTCAGCAGTGAAACCAGACGTTAGCCGTAGCTGTGCTTTAGCCTCATCCAATGTCACCGGCTCAGTAATTGGAGCGGTCAATGTAATCGTTTCAAATCTCATTTGGTTTCTTTGCCTTTTGATTTCTTAGGCTTAGTTTCTGCCTTTTGTGCTGGCTTTGGCTTAGTCTCAACTTTTGATTCTTCAATCAATCCAAGGTCAACCCATTTTTTCGCGGATTCTTCGCCATATTGAAACACCTCTCCGGGTATCTTATTGCCAACGAGCGGCGATTGAAACTCTTTTAAAACTTTATAAAATTTCATCTGTTAGGCTCCAAAAAGAGCGGCGTAATTGCCGCCCTATTTAGGTTTTGTTACGTGATACTACCGATAGTACCGTAACGTGTAGCCGCTGGCGCGAATGTTAGTAAAGCGCCTCGTGCTTCTGCTCGAACTGTAACCTTGTTCTTCTGAACGTTGTCACTGTCCTGCTCAAACATTTCAACGACTGTACCTTCACGCTGTACAAACATGTCAGATTCACGTGCTTTACACCAGATAGTACCCGCTGCCACGTTGTTAGACTTAACAACCGGCAAACCCCACAACAACATAGTCATACCGTTGTTGACGTAGTTAAGAGCACCTGAAGCCGCTACGTAAGCCGCATCACCCGAACCGCGCTGAATAGTCTCCATTGCTGCAAAGTCAGTCGGATTCATGTAGAAGAATGCTGGCTCATAATCCGCAAGCTCAACTTCCATCTTCATTTTATTAGCTAATCCAAAGATGTTACCTGTGCCAGTGGCTACAGTTTCTGTGCTGTTTGAATCCGCCCAGCCTGACAACTGACCAGAAGCAGACAAGCCGCCAATGATTTGCTGTTCAATCGCGTTGTTAACACCATGAGCCATTCGGCGGTCAAGGTATGACGCTAAGAACGAGCTATCATCAAGAGCCTGCTTAGAAACTGGAATGAAGTGCGCAATAGTAATTACCGCTTCGTTCTGTTCTTCGATAACAAGCGTAGATTCTGCCTTGGCTGTGCCTTCTACACCTTGCCCGTCTGCTGTATTCGTCCATGTTGTTTCCCGTGGGAAGTAAACAATATTCGAATCTGTAGCGCCTTGGTCAATCGTTGGCATAACAGTCAATCGGCGGAATGCTGAACCCTGCACGCCATCAATAACAGAGTGACGGCTTGTGTCGTTTCCGCTGTTTACAATGGTTGCTTTGAATTCTGCGCGGCCCTTCTGAACCTGACCAGACTTAAACGACTTGAAACCGTCCGATTCTACAAACTGAGTAGCCATAGACTTCTGTTCGCCTTCTTTCGGCGCAGATGATTGCTTTTGTTGTAGGTCAGTAATCTTACCCTTCAAACCATCAACAATATTAGCAAGCTCTTTGTGATCGCCCAGCATAGCTTCTAAATCAGAGATACTCTTTTTAGATGCTGTACCAGCTTCTGCTGCTTCGTTCTGAATGTCAGTTAACTTCAGTTGTACGCGACCTTCTAACTCTGAAAGCGCGGTTTCTATCTGCTTCATTTCAACGCCCATAATGGACTCCTTAAAATTTTGAATTAATTACTTCTAGTATTGCGTTTTGTTCGCTTTCAGAATCACTCTGAGTTACCGCGCCTTTCACAGCCGACACTATCGCAGTGCTCACCGACTGAGACAAACCACAATGCCGCCGCATTGTTAGCTCAATTTCTTTTAATGACTCGCATTCGCTAAACACAGATTTAATGCCGGATATGTGCGCGGCGTTATCGGCTGGTTCTTCTACAATGCTAATCTCGAATAGTTCAATTTCTTTTAGCTCTCTAATTGGCCCGTTCATTTCTGAATCTTTCGGAATGTAGCCAATAGATAGACCAGATATAGCACCATGCCGTAACAATGCTGCTGCGTCTTCTGCTGTGCTGTGCCCTTTGGTTAGCTCACCAGTCACAAAAAGACCTTTCTCGTCTTCTCGTAGCTCGGTAAATTTACCAATAACCGGGCCGTAATGGTTCCAACGTAGCGCAATAGGCCGCTCTCTGTCCTTTAGCGTATTAGAATAAGCACCTTCTGCTATTCGGTCGCCATAGCTATCGATACCACCAAAAACAGAAGCGTAACCCGTAAATTCTAGATTACCCTCTGAACCAAATTTAACCGAGCACTCTGCAAGGTTTAAATGTTTGAACTCACTCACCTGTGTTTACCTCGCTTTCTGTACCGGCTGGAATTAACGAGCCGTTTAAGTAAATCGTGTTTCCACCTTCAGCATGTGCGCGCCCTTCTTTGGCTCGCGCTTCGTTAGGTGTCATTTGCCCGCTATTGATTGCAGTGCTATAGCCTGTTATTCGTGTAGTCTGGTCAGCTCTCAATAGCTGATCAAAGTCAAACTCTATCTCTATCTTATCCCAATCTGATTCTGGAATAAGCCAGCGTTTCATGCTCGCTTCGATTCGTTCCAAATATGGCCGCAAGTTAAGCTTATAAAATCCCATATTAATCTGCTCAATACCCGAACCCCATGCCGTAGAAGCTGAGGTATCGTTAATCAATACAGAAGGAACACCCATAAACCGGGCTATGTCTTCAACCTGGAACCGGCGATTTTCTATCATTTGCATATCAGATGGGGATAAACTTGTTTGGCTGTATTTCATGTTGCCTTCGAGAACAAACAACTTGTCTGAACCGCCATCGACTAACCCTTCATAGTTAGCGCGGATTTTATTTCGCTGTTCTGGCTTCAGCTTATCGTCAACCATTAGCACGCCGGTAGTTTTCCCGCCGTTTATTGCCAATTGAGTTACACGACTTTCTAACGCTATCGCAATGCCTAAAGCTTTACGTGCATAAGTCAGTGGAGCCATGCCGACAACACCGTTACCAAACAGCTTTACATGCCATATTGATTCTGCGGCGTAAACCTTCACAACGTTGTCAGCGTCCTGGTAGTGATAGGTAACACTTCCATCATCTAACAGTATGACTTTCATTTGTGAAGCCATGAGCGGCTGTAGCGCGTATATTTCGCCGTGATTATCGCGCTCTACTGTGCAATAAGAGTTACCTCTTGTTGTCAGGTTAAGCATGATTGATTCAAAGAATTCTATTCGGGTCTGGTATCTATTAGGACGGTTGTTTAATAAGCGGTAAAAATCATAATTAGGATTGGGTTTCTTTATTCCGGTTTCTTCATCGATGGTATAACACCGAATAGGCATTGAACTTACAACTTCTGTAAGTAATCTCGCAGAAGCCCAGAAAGCAGAAACTTGCATAGCTGAATCAAAAGTGACCGGGGCTGCGGTTACGCCACCACCTGAAGGATTAGAAGATTGTATACCTGTCTTTTGATTATCGCCGCCAAAAGCGTAATAAAGCCTATTCCAAAAGCCCATCTATTCAACTCGCACGTTGTTAATGCTTGATTGTATCAGAAAATTACTATAGCGCAATTGTAACGGCGTTGTCATAGTCATAACCGCTCGAACCTTCGCCATTCATT